TGCATCCTTTAATACGGGTAACGGTATAATTACCGGTACAAGAAATGATGGTGGTACTTGGACGGTTGATATTGACGGAAGATACTTAACTTCTTACACTGAAACCTCAACTCTATCTGATGTTGTTGGTAGAGGTAATTACTTTGGTAATTCACAATCAGGTTTTGTAACGAATAATACGTGGGGATCTGAATTCAGAAGAATTAAAAGAATTACATTCACAAGTGGTGGGTCGAATTGGGATACTGATAATCACGGTATCTTCTCAACGGATGCGAGTGGTAACTATAATGACTCTATGTCTGTTAACTCATTTAATGATTTAACATTCAGAGTTGATACCAACTCCAACAATAATACGAGTTATGTTAGGTTCATGCAACACTCCACAGGTGCGGGAACTGAATGGTTCAGATCAGGATTTGATGGTGGACAATACATTAACTTATTTAGACAGGGTGGTTATGTTGCATTTGAAGGTTTAAATCTCGCAATTTCAAACAGTAATAGTACTCATGGTTTCAATAACTACTTTAGAGGTGATAGTACACACTTAGTAATTGGTACGGGAGGTACACTTTATCTAAACTATGGACAATCCTCAGGAAATACAAGAATATATGGTAACATTTACTTAAATGATACTATTGTCCTTAACTCGAGTAGGGTTCTTCAGAATGTGTCAGGGAATATATCAATGTTCACCAATGATAGTGGATATTTAACCTCACACCCATCAATTGCGGGGGTATCATCAAACAACAGTGGTAGAACATATATACAAGACATACTCACAGATAGTAATGGACACGTAACCGGTATCACTACAGGTACTGAAACAGTAACCAATACAGATACTAACTATTACCTTAATGCAATTAGTTGGAACTCGAGTAATGGTATTATCACACTTGGTAGGCAAGGGTTAAGTTCATTAACTCTCGATATTGATGGTAGATACGCACAATACGGACACCAAACAAGTACAAATTCTGACTTTAATAATGTAAGGACTTCGGGTATCTATACCTTAGACTATGGTGGACAGGCAAATGCGAACAGTCCTGATGGTGGTGCATGGCACGCATTATGGCACGCAAGAAGTGGTGGAACAAGACAAGCACAAATCACCATACCATATAATAACGATAATATCTACTTCAGAAGAGCACATAACTCAACTGCAGAAACATGGTATGATTGGGTTAAGATATGGCACGAAGGTAATGATGGTGCGGGATCAGGTTTAGACTCTGACACATTAGATGGTCAACAAGGGTCTTACTACTTAGACTACAATAACTTCACTAACAAACCGACTATTGGTAATGGTACTATGACGATCTCCGCGGGTGGGGGTATGTCAGGTGGTGGGTCATTTACAGCAAACCAAACAGGTAGTAGTAGTGTGACAATATCTCACGCAGATACTTCTTCACAAGCATCCTCTAACAATAGTGGTAGAACATATATACAAGATGTCTTATTAGATGGTTATGGTCACGTAACAGGATTGACCACCGCAACAGAAACAGTTGTCAATACAGACACAGTAGATTATATAACAAGTGCAACATTCAATACAGGTAACGGTATTATTACCGGTTCAGGTGTGGGTAGAGCATCATTCAGTGTTGACATTGATGGTAGATATTTACCATATGGTGGAGGTACTATCACGGGTGATCTACAGGTTAATGGACACATTAGAGGTGGAGGTCAACAACTCGTCTTAAATGCGGGTGAATCACACTTATACGCTACAGGACAAACCGCTGAGTACATTTACTTAAATGCCGAACAAGGTCTTGAGATTAACTCTGAAACAGGTAATTGGTCAGGTGGATGGGCAGCAAGAAAGACAGCATATCTAAGAGGTGATCAATTAACGTTAGATGGTGAGTCATTAACCAAGACTAATATTCAAAACTTTAAGACCGCATATGGATGGGGCAATCACGCAACACAAGGTTATGTAACAAATGATGAATATGTAACAGGCGCAACTTGGAATAGTGGTAATGCGGTATTAACCTTTACAAGGAATGATGGAGATACATTCAACGTAACATTATTAAATACGTTGAGTGATGTGACTGTCACAGGTGGTACGTATAATAGTGGTAACCAAACATTAACATTAACCAAATCAGACGGTACTACTGTAGCTGTATCAGGGTTCGCGGTTGATACTGATGTCAATTGGTACACAACAAGTGCATCCTTTAATACGGGTAACGGTATAATTACCGGTACAAGAAATGATGGTGGTACTTGGACCGTAGATATTGACGGAAGATACTTACCACTTGGTGGTGGAACACTTACAGGTACAGTCTCTTTAGGTGAATTAAGAATCGGAGAACATGCGGTACATGGTGGTTATTGGGGTCTTTGGAACTCTGAAGCATCCACATCTACAACACAACAATACATGATCATCAGTGCAGGTACTGACACTTATATAAATGGTGATAATGTATACATTAGAGCGGGTAACAACTCAAATAGTAACGAACTTAAGGTAACTACAGGTGGAACATACATTGGTGGTAACAAAGTTGCCACTGAAAGTTGGGTAACAAGTAATCCTACTCACCCATCGATAAGTGCGGCAAGTAGTTCTAACAATAGTGGTAGAACATACATACAAGATATATTATTAGATGGTAATGGACACGTAACCGGTATTACTACAGGTACTGAAACTGTAACCAATACAGACACAAACTACTACACGACAAGTGCAACGTTCAATACGGGTAATGGTATAATTACAGGAACTCGTAATGATGGTGGAACTTGGACTGTGGACCTTGACGGTAGGTATTTGACAGCGGAGAGTGATACATTAGCAACTGTAACGGCAAGAGGGTCATCTACCTCAAGTAACATTTACTTGAATAACGCATCACCAACACTATACTTACAGGATACTGATAATAGATCTGCGATGATCCATGTTAACAGTAACTACTTCTATATCCTAAATGGTAGTGCTAATAACAGTACAAGTTGGGCTCAACAAGCAAACAGTAGATGGTTATTCCAAGGTAACTTAAATAATAACGATATCACATTTGGTGGTTCGGGTGACTTCGCCGGTGTTGTTACCGCAACAGGTGGTAACTCCAACAATTGGAATACGGCATACACTTACTCACAAGTTGGTCACTTACCACTTGCGGGTGGAACCATGTCGGGTTCGATAAGTATGGGTAATAATACCATTACTAATGTTGAGTCATTAACCTTCAACGATCCGGGACCAACTGAAGGTATTATATGGGCAGGAGGAAGTGGATTCAAGATTGTAGAATCACCAAACGACCTTTCAACAAACACAGGTGGTAACTTACAGTTTGCTGTTGGATCTACAAGAATATTAACTTTAGGTTCGAACGGTGAGTCGGAGTTTACTGATAAATTAACTCTAACATCTTCCACTTCAGGATCGACAATATTTGATATACAAGGTACAAGTGGTCAGTTGTTCTCAATTACCGATGATTTAACGGGAGACTTGTTCTCAGTATCGGACGCATCAGGTGTACCAATCCTTAATGTAAATGCAAATGGTTCGGTAACACTTGATCCACTTGGTTCTCTATATGTTGGTGATAATAAAGTAATCAACGGCAGTGGTAATATCGAGTTTGATGGTCCTGTAACCACAACAAACCAAGGTAGGGGTATCTATTGGACCGCATATGATAAAGAAGGAACAACAGACGCATCTGATACCGCACATATCCTACACACAACCAATAGTGGTGGATTATCAGGTTCCGTTATTGAGATTAAATCTCATAATGACGCTGCGGATGGTGTTAACTTTATTGTAAATGCGACGGACAGTGGTGTTAGAATTAATGGTAGTGCAATCGCAACACAGACTTGGGTTGGTACAAACACATTAAATCAAACTGAGGGTGACGCGAGATACGCACAACTCACGGCGAGTAACAGTTTCACTAACTCGTACAATGAATTTGGTAATAGTACGGGTAGTGTGTCTAACGATGGTAGTTGGAATGCAAGGGTTAACGTTGCTGGTAGTTCTCATGCAAGACTTGATGTAAAATCAGTAAGTGATGGTATTATCACTTCTATGTATGCACACACAGGACAAAACGTAGGTAAGATTGGTACATATTCAAACCACTCACTACAATTAATGGTTAACTCAACAGGGGTTGTCACAATTGACTCTTCAGGTAATATATCAACATCAGGTACATTAAGTGCATCAGGTTATAACAAATCAAATTGGGACGATGCACATGGATGGGGTGATCACTCAGGATTATACTTACCTATTGGTGGAGGTACAATTACAGGAGATTTAGTTGTTGGTGGTGGAGACTTAACAATTAGTAAGGACGGTAACTACTCAACAATCTCATTCCCCGCACAAACTAATGACGCGGGATTCATTAGACATTATGAATCAAATAACACCGCAAGGATGGAATTCTCGGTGTCTGATGATTCAGGCACAACCGATCAATTCCACTTCGGTTACAGTGGTGATTTAGATAGATTTATTATTTACTCTAATGGTAGTTTCTTATCACGAGGTTCAGGTACAATTGCGGGTTCTCTTGGTTTACAAGGTGACTTAGATATGTCCGCAGGTACAACGGCAACACTTGCTGGTATCTCGGGTACAGATCAAGTGGTAGAAAATAATTATGGGGCATACTTACATTTAGGTGGATGGGCCGTAGGAAGAACGGACGCAAGTGCGGTGTTAGTGAATACGGCATATAGGGCGGATTACGCAACGAGTCTGTTCGATATGAATATCAGTAGATTCACTAATGATTCGGGATATGCATTAAGAAAATCAACAACCTTTACGAATCTAACCACAGTAACATTTACTCACGGTATTGGACACGATAATGTGATCGTACAAGTCTATGATGGTAATGGAGATCTGTTCTTCCCATCAAGAGTCAATGTTCAGGGTGGGGTTGTTGAAGTTAATTTTGAGGTAGCAAGATCAGGTAGATTAGTAGTAGTCGGATAAAAGGAAAATGTATGTTAAGAGAAAATGTTATAGTAAGTGGTTCGTTAGATGTACAAAGCGGACAGTTCATAATACCAAGAGGACCGAGGGCAAACAGACCTTCGAGTCCTGAAGTTGGTTCTTTATATCTTGAAGAATCACCAAGTGGTAGTTTTGTTGTAACATACACAGGATCATCTAATGATGATGGTGGATGGGAACCCGTAGGTTCTCAAAATACCGATAGAACCGCATTCAAGTATAGAAATATAATTAACTATTCCTATTTAGCAGGAGGATATAAATCCTCATCTCCATGGAAGAATGTACATAGGGCAACTCATGCAACGGATCAAACAGTTCATATTGGTGAACTTATGGATTATCCCGCATCTTATACTTCGGGTGCGTGTAGTAAAACCATACTATTCATATGGTCAACCAATAGTGACAATGCGTGGAAATCAGCAACTCAAGTTCACGGAACACACACAACAGGCGTACACATGGTCAATGAAACCGCATACGCTCACCAAACAAAATGGGACTTATTGAATTCAAGAGATGATCCCGGTACTTTATTTAAAGAAACGGAATTCGCATACATCTTTGGTGGATCAGTGGCGGCAGTTGAAAAGTTTAACTTAACTAACGAGTCTATGTATACTACTTACTACCCAAGTGGAACGGGACCTTATACAACCACAACAACATCTATTACGAGTACCCTTGGTGCTTCGGGATTTTCGGATGAGAATTATGGTTATGGATATGGTTCTGAGAGTGGTAATAAATGTCACTTTGCAACCGATACTTTCGAAACAAGAGCATCATCATGGGCATCAAGTGGACAACAGAAAGGGATTAGTTCTAAAGTGGGTAAAGGGTACTGTGGTAATGAAGGTACCTACCAAGGAGGATATAACCTTAGAAGATGGGATGCATTTACCGAAACAAACATTGGTAATGTACCTAAACCAAGAGGTAATTGTGGGGAAGAAAACTTCTCCATGGGACAAGACTTCCAATACATGTTAGCGTGTTATGGGGATAGTCAACAAAATAATGATAGTTGGAAGTTTACATACTCAACTGACACGGGAGTTTTAAATCCCGCGGGGTTAGCTCCGGGTGTTAATGCAGGTGCATCCTCAGGTCATTGTGGTTGGAGAAATTAAGTATTTATAGATATGTTATTCGAAAATTTAGAAATAAGTGGATCATTAAGGGGAGAAGGTAACGACTTTAAAATGCCGAAAGGTGCGAAAGGAGATCGACCATCATCACCTGAAACAGGATCACTCTATTTAGAGGAGGCTACATCAGGTAGTTTCCTTATGGTTTATACAGGTATTTCTAATAATGATAGTGGTTGGGAAAGAGTTTCACACCAATCGAATTTCGGGAAGACCGCATTTAAATATAGACACATTATTTCTTATTCATATTTAGCGGGTGGATATAAATCATCTTCACCATGGAAAAATGTACACAAAACAATTAATGCTACCGATCAAACTTCTCACTTAGGTGAGTTATTGGATTATCCAGCGTCTTATACTTCAGGTGCTTGTAGTAGATTTACTTTTTTTGTATGGTCAGTCAATACAAGTGGTGCATTTATGGGTCCCACAAGTGTAAACTCCACATACACCTCCGCAATTAACATGTGGAATGACACTAACCTGGCACATGATGCTAAATTTGATTTGTCAACGAACAGATCGGATTTAGGTACTTTATTCAAAGAACACGAATACGCATATATTTTTGCGGGTGGCACAAGTACAATGGAGATTTTCGATCTCGTTAATGAAACTAAAATAACACGAACAATATCCTCAAGTGATTCAAGTGAAGGGGCAAGTGCATTTTCGGATGAACATTATGGTTATGGTTGGGGATCGTTCGGAGGATTCAAATTTACATTCGCAACAGAAACTCAGTCATCATCAACAAAATGGGGTGCCCACGGACAACAAAAAGGAATCAGTTCAAAATTAGGAAAGGGTTATGTGGGTAACGAAGGTTCATATGCGGGAGGATATAACCTAAGAAGATGGAGTAATCAAACAGACACAAACATTGGTAATGTGGCTAAACCCGATGGTAACTGTGGTGAAGAAAACTTTACTATGGGTCAGGATTGGCAATATATGTTAGGTAATTATAATGGTGCACAAAATAATAATAGTTGGAAATTCACATATGCGACCGATACGGGCGTACTAAACCCTTCAGGTTTATCACCGGGAGTTAACGCTGGTACATCATCGGGTCATTGTGGTTGGAGAGATTAAAATTTAAGATATGATATACGAAAACATGTCCGTTAGTGGATCGTTAAAGGTGGATAAGGTCACTGCAAGACCTCCGAAAGGTTCTGCGGCGAATAGACCCACGAATCCACTCTCAGGATCTTTGTACTTAGAGACATCTGATGTCCATACGAGTTATTTGATGATATATACGGGTGTAAGTAATATCGACGGAGGATGGGAAAGAGTTGCCGCACAACAAAATATGGCGACAGGTTTTAAATTTAGACAAATCATCAACTACTCTTACATAGCCGGTGGATATAAGAGTTCGTCACCATGGAAGAATGTTCATAAATCAACTAACTCCACAGATCAAACATACCACATTGGTGAGTTATTAGATTACCCGGCGAACTATACCTCAGGGGCGTGTAATCTTAGAATATTTTTTATGTGGTCGGTGAATACAGATGGTGCCCACAAAGGACCAACGTCCATACATAGTACCACCACATCGGCGGTTAATATGTTCACAGATACCAATTACGCACACCAATCACAACATGATATACAATATACAAGATCGGATTGTGGTACTGTTCATAAAGAACATGATTTTGCATGGATCTTTGGTGGTAATAGAACTGAGGTGGATAAGTTTAACTTAAGTAGTGAAACAAGAATATTAAACTACGGTGTGACTTCGATTAGTAGTGGTGGGGGTGTAAGTGCATTTTCTGATGAAAATCACGGATATGCGAGTTCGAGTAGTGGTAATATTAAAATGGATTTTACAACGGAGACAATTACAACAGGAACTGCTCAGTGGGCGGCACATGGACAACAAAAAGGTATTTCATCCAAAGTATCAAAAGGATATGCCGGTAATGAAGGGTCATATAATGGTGGATATAACCTAAGAAGATGGGATCTAACAACCGACACTAATGTGGGTAATATTGCTAAGATTCAAGGAAACACAGGTGAAGAAAACTTCACCATGGGACAAGATCACCAATATATGTTGGGTAACTATAACGGAGTACAGAATAATGACACTTGGAAATTATATTATTACACTGACACGGGTGTTTTTAATCCAACAGGGTTGCAACCCGCAGTTAATGGTGGTACATCATCAGGGCATTGTGGTTGGAGAGAATAATATAACATTATTAGATGATAAACAGAGATATCACTTTATTAAGTGATATTTTTTTTTTATATTATAGACAAAAATAAAGGACTATGTCAGAAGGTTATACCTACAGTAAAGAATCAGGATTAAAAGACGAAATGAGTAAAAAATTACTCGATATCGCAGAGGGGGTATCATTCGCACTTCCTAAGTATAAAGCGGATAATTTTGTCGGTGGGGCACAAATCACACCATACGCAAAATTAAAACAATGGTTACTTGAGTTAAGAGGTAGAGAAGATATTGTGGAACACTTAGAGTATACGGTTCGTAAACAAGAATTAGAGATACAAATACAAGAAGAAAGTAAAGAATTTTTAACCGACTCTAAAAGAAAACAATTGGTTGATCTAACTATTGCGGATATGAAGATCGACCTGAGAAAGTTCCAAAGAAACCTAAAAGATGCCCACATCGAAAGACAAGGTTTTATAGATCTAATTAAAGACTTCTTAGAGAGTGATGATGCGAAACTACCTGACGGTGGTAACTTGATTGATGTTATTGGTAATAAAGAATTAGAACATAAATACGAACACGAATATTGGACTGTTCGTATGGCTAAACAGGCGATGTTGGATATGGTTTCTTACGGTAGGATTGGAACAGGTAATTTAGATTCGATTCTTATGATGTCACCTGACCAACAAAAGGATGTTTTATCACTTGCTTCATCTTACACAGTATTTATTGATAAGAATATTAATCAATTAATGTCGAACGCATCTGTAAATAACTTCTCCATTGAAGAATCATTGAGAAAACAATTAAAGTTGGGTGAGGCAGATAAACCTGATACTGAAAAATTATTATAATGAAACACATTCTTTTTAAAATGAGGGGAGAAGTTCCCGGATATATAAGAGTTATCGGTTCGTACATGAATTACTACTATGGTAGGATTGAAGATGTATATGACGATATGAGATTACAACTTAACGAGTTAAATGCAGTAGTCATTCCCGAGGAGGTTGGTAATGGTTATATTTTTGCCGATATATACTTAGATTATGTAAGTGTGAGAACGAATTCATCTATGATGGATGAGATTCCCGTCTTGGCACAATCTTCAGAGACTGAAGAAGAAAAAGTTAGGTACACATTGACCGAGAATGATAGATCTGCGGGTGTGGAATTTAACAAAGCCGTACTCTTAAAAGTTATCGCTGATAGATTTTCTGAAAGACATAAGGATCTTATGGTTGACACATCCAAACTCGAAAAAGATACGTGGGAAGAACAAAAAAGAGAAGCACTCGGATACCAATCAGACAATACGTATCCAACACCTGTTATTGATATTTTATCTCAGGGAAGAAACATAGATAAATCGACATTCATTCAAAAGATTATTGATAACGTAAACGCATACAATACCAAATTAGCCAACTTACTTTTAGAACAACAACTATTAGAACAAAGAGTAAAGGATTGTGTGACCCTCGCCGACTGTCATAGACTTAAACATGAGAAATTTGGTGTTGCGATGAGTAAACAACAAAAAGAAGATGAGAATGTTGAATCTACACCACTCACACTGAAAATGGATTTCTAAATAACGTTAAATGAATTTAGCAATAAATGGTACATGTGCTAAAGGTTGTTCATTTTGTTTTACCAAAGAAGACGCAAGGTTAAAACATACCCTTGGTGAAATGACAATAAAAAAGGTCGGGGAACTCCTCGACCATTTTGATGTTGAGGGTGCGGGTGAAGAAGTTACCATTTTAGGTGGAGAACCAACCCAACACTCTAACTTCACAGGTATTGTCGATTATATAATCTCGAGAGGACATAAAATCAATTTAGTTAGTAATCTTCTATTCGGTAAGAGAACTTTAGACTACATCACCAACAACATTAGACACATAAGATGGGTACTTCCCAATGGTGCGGAACTGAATGAAAAGAATAGAATGAATCTATTCAAAAAGAATTACCTATCTCTTTATACCGCATACGCAAATACATGGACTTTTAGGGACAATGCAAGACTATTCATCGCAATTACTCTGTCGAGTGATTGGAAGGAAAGGAAGATGTTTGAGTATGTTAAATGGTTACACAGTGAATTGGGTGGTAGACTAAATGCAATTAGGTTAGGTGTTGACCTTACAGATACTTACATGGTTAATAATAAAGAGTTGGGTGGTGAAATCACTAAGATCTTAAAATTTGCCAAGTATAACAACATCCAAGTAGTTTCCGATTGTCAGATACCCCCATGTATGTGGGAAGGAAAAACCAAAGAGTCAATTATTGAAAACTCAATGGGGTTTGCAACTTTCAAAGTACCGGGTTATGACACGATATGTGGTTTTATGCCCTTAGATATATTCCCTAACGGTAGTTCAATACATTGTTACCCTTTACAGGATAAATTAAAGATAGATAATGT